GAAGGTATGGTTAATATTATGTCTACCGTAAATAGGAATTATGTAGGAAAAACATATACTGATATAGCTGAAAATGTATTCAACGATTATATTATTAATTCACCTTTAAATGGTGGGCCTGGAGGTAAGCCTTATATGAGTACGCCAACTTTTGAAAAAACTTTGAGTACGGATAAAAGTTCTGGTTTACAATCTCTTACTACTGTGGGTGATACACCCTTTAAAGTAATACAAAAGTGTGCCAATCTTGCACAATCAGAAGATTATCCAGATTCAGATTTTGTTTTTTATGAAGACAGATCCCAATTTAATTTTTATCCTATTAGCTACTTACTAGAACAAGAACCGGTGCAGTTTGCTCAATATGTAATGGGTGATCATGGCAGAGAAGAAGAAGGTAGAAACAACAAGTTTCGTTGGAAAATTGTAAATCAAATGGAATATAATGAAGGACCTAACGCATTAAGATCTTCTAGTACTGGTATGTATGGTAATCAAATACATGCATTTGATCCTATTCTAAAGAAAAGGAATACTATCACTAATAACTATCTAAAAATACAAAATGATAAGAAAATGAAATCATTCACTACACTAGATAAAAACAATCTAATGACTAATAAGTCTTTATATGCTGAAGACTCTGGTACCTCTCATGCTCAATATTATATTAACAATATCTTTGATAATAACTATGAAGAGATAGAGTATATGAAAGATCGTATAACAGAAAAAAATGATAGAAATCTTTTTCATCAAGATAACTCATATAAGGCTAGAGGTAGAACAACGATGAAGCTTTCATTGTTGAATAATTATATTCTTACTATAGCAGTAGGTGGTAATACTAATTTTGTTGCTGGCCATATAGTAAATGTAGATATACCAATAAGTTCTAGTTTAGAAGAAGATAAGTTGAAACCTTACTCTCATCTATTCGGAAATAAAACAAAAAATAAATTCTTGATAACAGCAGTTACTCATAACTTTATAGGTACTGCGGGTAGATTCTTTACCCATCTTACTTTAGCTAAAGATAGTTATTCTAGTGATATTAATACCTCTTATGATGGAAGGATGGAGTAATGACTGATAAATTAAAAACTGATTATTTTGGAATGAATTTAGTATGGTTCTTTGGAGTTGTAGAAGATAGAAATGATCCTATTAAGTTGGGTCGAGTACGAGTGCGTTGTCATACATGGCACACTGAAGATAGAATATTGTTACCCACATCATCTTTACCTTGGGCTCAATGTATTCAACCTATCACTTCAGCGGCTACTAGTGGGATAGGACGTTCTCCTACAGGATTAGTAGAAGGATCATGGGTGTTCGGATTCTTTATGGACGGCCAAGGCGCACAGAAACCTATGATTATGGGTTCTCTAGCAGGTATACCCACAGAAGAACCAGATGCTTCAAAAGGATTTAATGGATTTTATCCTGATATATTAAATGAACCAGATATACCCAGACAAGCTAGAGGTCAAACAGAATCTAACCTTATTGCTGATGATGGGCTTCCTACTAAATTAGAAGATAGAAAACTACGAGATCGTCAATATGAAGATAAAATTGAAAGTAAAGTAAATGATATCTTCGAAGCAGTAGCACCTTCAGTAAAAGGTATTACTGATAAGAGTGGCACCGATTATCTAGCAGATAGTCCTAAATGGAGCGAACCCAATCCAAGATATGGTGGTGAAAACGCAGGCACTAACGGAGTGCCCGACCGATTTAGTGTTGACCCTGATCCCCCGGTTTCAAAATATCCTTGGAATCATGTACACGCTACAGAAAGTGGTCATCTCTTTGAAGTAGATGATAGTGTTGGTGCTGAAAGAATACATCAATATCATAGAACCGGCACCTTTGTAGAAATTGTAGCTAATGGCAATCGTTCCACTAAAGTTGTAGGTAAAGATTATGAAATTGTTATAAGAGATAAAAAGGTCTTCATTAAAGGCGACATGACTGTTAGTATCGATGGCGATGCTAAAATGCTTGTGAAAGGAAATCATTATACAGAAGTAGCTGGGGATCAGTATGTAACCGTATATGGTGATCGTATTACTAAAATTCAAGGTAGTGATATCAAAGAAGTTATGACAGATCATAGTGTAAATATTCAAGGTGTTAATACACTAAGAGTTGGTGCTAATAATTCAATATTAATACAGGGCAATCATTCTGAAGATATACAAGGTAACTCTAAAGAATTTACAAATGGAAATTACGCTACTAAAGTATTTGGTAATTCGGATGAAGTTGTATTTGGTACTCATAATTCTATTTCTGTTGGTAAAAGAAATATTGGAACAGGTGGTGATATAGATGTTACAGCGGCAGATACAGCAAAGATTCATTCCGGTAAGGCTATGAATATAGACACTTCGATTGGAGATATTACAGTAGTTTCCGGCGGTGTCGGTAAAAAAATCGACTTGAACCCATAAGGAATAGATATGGCTTGCGGCATAGATTTAAGTATTGCGTCTTTAGATGGTTTAAAAGGTGCATTAGATAGTGATATACAAGGACTTACTAGTGCTGTCGGCGGCCTTGCTACTAATATTGATGCTATAAAAGCTCTAGCCACTGATCAAATGGCAGGCATTGTGACTGAACTTACGGCGGCATTACCAGACCTCGCGGGCTTAATACCTTCTTCTACACTTATTTCTGATATGACTGGTTTATTAGCAACACTGTCTAATCCTACAGCATTAGCGCCGGCGGCCCTGGGAGCGGCTTTTGCCACAGAAACAGCAGGTATTGTAGCAAAATTTGGTAGTATTCCTGGTGTAGATATAGCTGAATTAGCTAATAGTGTTCTTTCGGGTGGTATAGACCTAACTAGTGTTTGTTCTTTAATACCGAATGTAGAAATAGATTCTTTAGGTGCTGTTCTTAAAAAAGGAACTATACCCATACCTCCTACCGATGCAGTGGCAGCATTGGGTACTATATTTAATGGTCTTTCTCAACCAGCACCCATTAATGCATTCAGCTTGGTCGTCGGCAGTAAACAAGTTATTGACGATGCCGCGGCCGCTACCGCTTCTGCATTTAAAAATTACATTGATTCTGTTGGTACGGAAGAGGCGGAAGTTTAATGCCTGGAGTAGTTAGAACTAATTTGGATAGACACATAGGTCATGCTAGTCCAACTCCAAATCCGTTTCATCAAACTAATTATCAATCGGGGTCTCCCGATGTATTTGCAAATAGTGAAAAGGCGGTGAGAATAGGAGATAAAACTTATTGTACGGATGTGGCTGTAGAAGGTTCACCTAATGTTTTTGTAAATGGTATCAAGTGGCACCGTTATACTGATGCTACAGGAGGACATTCTAGTTGGGTTCCGAATGCGGCACAGACAGGTTCTACTAATGTTTTTGCTAATGGTCCTGGATCGGGAACGGCCATATCTTCTGATACAACTACAGTAATATCAACTACAGCAGGAAAGCATGGTGTTGATCTAACCGCCGTGACCGTAAACTTTTCCACTCCTGGCGCTGTAGAAGGTTTGGGTCTTGATGGTGATAATAATGTAGCATCTCCAGCAATCTATCCGTTATAAAAAATGTATATTATATCTAATAAAGTTTTGGTGTCATTACGAGTATTTTATTACATGCCAGATTATAGAAATATAATACAAGAACTTATGTGGCAAACAATGGATGTGAAACCGAAGTATCCTAGAGTGAATAAATACTTGAATTACTGGAAGAACAATATAGAAGCCGTAATAGCAGATATAGAAATAGCAGAAACAAAACAAACACAACCAAAGATTAAATCTCTCGCAGATATCTTTAAATATTAATATAAATAAAAGAAAGGGGATGTGTTTGTATGTCTATAAGTTCTGGTGCGGTAAATCCACAAAGAAAAGAAATAGTATATAAGGATCTAGGTCTATCTTTTATACCACATCCTGTAACTAAAAACGTTGCTGTACTTAAAAATGAAGATGCTGTAAAAAGAGCTATTCGTAATCTTATTTTAACTAATCAAGGCGAACAATTTTTTAATGAGTTGTATGGTGGTAATATAACTTCTTTACTATTTGAAAACTTTACTCCTATTACTGTAATGGAAATTAAAGCAAGTGTTATTGATACTGTACAAGTTTATGAACCCAGAGCTACAGTACTTGATGTAGATGTTATAGCATATCCCGATAGCAATTCCATTAAGATCAATATAGTATTTCAAATTAATGATAGTCCACAATCTAGTCTATTAACATTCACAGTCGAAAGAGTCCGATAATGGCGACTTCTAGTACCTTAACAGTTTCAGAACTAGATTTTGATAAAATTAAAACTAATCTGAAGACTTATTTACAAGGACAAACAGAGTTTAGCGATTACGACTTTGAAAGTTCTACCCTATCTATTCTACTAAATGTGTTATCGTATAATACATATCATAATGCATTCTATCTTAATATGGTTGCAAATGAAATGTTTCTAGACTCAGCACAACTGAGAACTAGTGTCGTGTCACGCGCTAAAATGCTGAACTATATACCAAGATCTTCTACAGGTGCTACGGCTGCTGTTAGTGCTACTGTCACTCCAGGTGATACGCCAACAAGCATTACTGTAGATGCTAATACTCAATTCACATCTTCCGTGAATGGTATTAGTTATACATGGGTTACCTCGCAATCTACTTCTCTGGTTAGTCAGCCTGACGGAACCTTTTTAGGTACTTTGAATATTGTAGAAGGTACTCCTTTACAACATAGATTTGCAGTAAACACGACTACTCCAGTACGTTATATTCTTCCTAATGAAAACACCGATACTGGTAGTTTTACTGTGCGTATTCAAGAATCTTTATCCAATAACGCAATTACATCCTACTCATTAGTATCAGATCTTTCTACAGTTAATAGTATTTCTACAGTTTATTATTTACAAGAAAACGAAGATAGCTTATACGAAATATATTTTGGTGACGACGTATTCGGTAAAAAGCCTATTAATGGAAATATTGTAATCATAGATTATCGTGTAGTTAATGGTACAACTGTCAATGGCACGAATACATTTGTATCACCATCTAGTCTGGGTGGATATACAAATTTTTCTATTACTACTACATCTGAAGCTCAAGGCGGTTCTCTACAAGAGACTATTGATAGTATCAAATTCAATGCACCTCATAAGTTTCAAGCACAAGATAGATTAGTGACCATGCAAGATTATAAAAATATTATATTATCTGAAAATGGTGAAATAACTTCTATTAATGTTTGGGGTGGTGAAGATAACACTCCACCAATTTATGGTAAAGTATTTATTGCTGCTAAACCTTCTAGTGGCGCATTGCTTTCGACTCAAAAGAAAGAAGCTATTCGAGCAGGTTTGAAAAGTAGAAATACTTTATCTATTGATGTAGAGATGGTAGACGCTACTTTTATGTATATTGTTCCTACAATCAGCATTCGATATAATCCTGAACTTACTTCACTTTCCGCGGCCGCGTTGAATAAAAAAATACAAGATGCATTGATTTTGTTTGAAGCAGATAATCTAGGCACTTTTGGTAATAAATTTTATCTGTATGAAATGATAGCGAAGTTAAAGGATTCGGATGCTAGTTTTATATCTGTAGATGCGGAGATACAATTAGAGAAACGATTTGTCCCTATTACTACAACCACTTCTACTTATCAAGTAAGTTTTCATCAACCTATTCTACGACCACATGAAGGACATCTAGGTACTATATCTTCTTCTACATTCACAGTAGATGATACTAGTGGATTATCAATAGATCATGATGGTTATAATACATTAAGAACATTTACAGTAGATGTTGGAGATACTAACTATAGAGATACTAATTTTGGTGCTATCGATTATGACGTAGGTCAAATTACTTTGATTAATACATTAATGACTGCTTATAGTGGTGATTATTTGTCTGTTAAAATGCAGCCTAAAAGTAAAAATATATTTGGTTTACGAAACCAAATTCTTTTAATATCTGGTGCTAGTATAGTAACAGTAAACGATAATACAGAAGAAGTTACTTCTTCAGTTGGTTTGGTGGCTACTGAAGGAGTTAGTACTACTATTATAACAGATAATGCTGTTGCAACTGTCGGAACAACCTTGAGTTATAGTATCTAAAATGACTACTAATAGAAAAATATCAACACTAATAAATGAACAACTACCGGACTTTGTTACTGAAGAAGGTCCTAAATTAGAAGCATTTATTAGGGCTTATTATGAATGGATGGAGCAAAGTAATAACGCCATCGAAGTTTCTAAAGATTTAATTTCACGGGCCGAACTTGATACTACTCCAACTGATTATTTCCAGTATTTCAGAGATGAAATATTTAAAAATGTACCAGATGATGCTGTTGTAGATAAGTCTCTTCTTGCAAAAAATATTCGTAGTTTATATTATAATAAAGGAACTGATAAGTCTTATCGGATTCTTTTCCGAGCTATGTTTAATGAAGATATAGATGTTTATTTCCCAGGCGATTATATTCTTAAAACATCTGACGGTAGATGGAATGAACCTACTATTCTCCGATTAGTTGGATTATCACCTACAAAAGCTTCAGAACTTCTGGGACAAGTAGTAACAAATCAAGTTACGGGTGGTACGGCTAGAGTAGAGGAAGTAGTTCAAACTCAAGAAATTGGCTCTACTATTACTGAAATCACAGTTTCTAATATTGTAGGTAGTTTTGATGATGGCCAATCAGTAATATCAGATATTACTAGTACGGTCGCTGATATTTATGGATTATCTGGTCCATTACAGGATGTTGCAATTCAGTCTGGTGTCGTATCTTTGCCTCGTGGTTTTGGTGCAGGAGTGTTTCATCAAACAGGCGATTTGATCACATTTACATCGGATGCTGGTAGTGGTGCTAATGGTGCTATTATATCAACAAATGACCAGTCTTCTATTAATGTAGCTATTATATCTGGTGGTAGTGGTTATATTAATAATATAGCTTTAACATTTTCTGGTGGGTCTGGATTAGGTGCTGTAGGTAAAATTAGTAGTATCGGCAACACTAGTGTTCAGAGTATTTGTCAAGATACTATTAGACCTGTGTCTAACATTCGTCTCAATCATGGATTAAGATGGGTGACAGGGAGTGGTAATACTGCTTCTGTTTCTGCTAATCTAGCTGTAGCAAATATATCAAGTTCAATTATTACTGGTCTATTATATCAAAATACTACTACAGGTACTATCACTTCTGTATCTATGAGTAAATATGGTAGTGGTTATACCTCTTTTCCTGTTGTAACAGTAGTAAATCCAACAATTGCCGCAGCAGGACTAGCCGATGCACACGACGGTGGTATTTTAGGACAGAATGCCGAATTAAATCCTGTTCATTTGCCCGGCTCTATTACAGAAGTTAGTATAAATGAAAAGGGAGCCGGATATAGTAAGTTTGAAAATATTGGTATCACAAACAATTCCCGAGGAGGGACAGTAAACGCTATAGCAACACCAATCGTCTCTGGTGTTGAAACCAGACAAGGTAAATATCTATCTACTAAAGGCTTTTTAAGTAACGATCAAAAACTACAAAATGATTTTTATCAAGATTTTAGTTATGTTGTTAAGTCATCTAGAGGTATTAATACATATAGAGAGACAATAAAAAAATTATTACATCCTGCTGGAACTAAGTTATTCGGCGAGACTACAATTATATCTAATATTGGGAACGTTCCCTCTATAGAATTTGATCCCGACATATTTATATATCTAGGTGCTATTAATACTGCTAACTTTGCTAATACAGTATCAGCAATAGAACCACCGTTTAATGAAACTTCTGGTAGACTATATGTTTACAATTATACCACATTAGCACCTTATCTAACAGCCAATTTAGGCCATGGTACAGTTCGCCCATCTAAAACAATACCAACCACACTTAGTGTATTTGGTAGTATACCTATATTAGATTTGAATAATCATAAATTAGCATTTGGTAATAATACTCATTTCAATCCTTCATCGGCCGCTACGCCAGCCTCAGGGCAAACTATGCCTGGCTTTATTCGTACACTATCACATAATGCTAATGTAGTTGTCGGTAATGGCGGAACTATATTTAATAGTAAACACCAAGTTGGCGATATGATCAATGCTATAAATACTGCTAATGATACTTCAATCTTTGTTAGAATTGTTTCTATTGCTGGTGCTAGTTCGATGGTAACCAATCCAATATTAACTTATTCTAATACTACATATACATCAGCCGGCGCTAATACTTTTGCTCTAACATCAAATACTACGGTGGGTGCTGTATTAAAACAACCACCTCCATTATTAAATACATATGATGTAGTTATATTCAATTCTACAGGTTCTAATACAGACGGACAGTATACTGTCAATGTAGTATCTTCGGCTGTTAATAATATGATATCATTAGGTCAATCTTATGGTGGTCCTACGTTATCTAGCGGAAGATTTGCTTATGTTGTGTGAAAATAACTAAATAAATAAGAATAAATAGAATAGACATTAACAGAGAAGAATCGATATGGCAGGAATTGTTACATACAAGTTTAGATTAAATAATGCTACTCAGTTCTACGAGTCATTCACTGAGGCGGCTAATATTAATACTAGGTATTATATGTTTTTAGCTAGGTCTAATGCTTGGAGTGATGATTCAAGTCCTCCTACACCTACTGATAGTATTCAAAATACAGATTTTAATATCTGGCGGAATATGTTAGCGGCTAAAAGAGTAAATACTTCTGATATTAGATTTGCTATTACTAGATACACTTGGACAACCGGTACTGTATATACACCATATTCTCATAGAAATACTGCTTTATATAGTAGTTCTTTCTATGTAGTCACTTCTAGTTATAATGTATATAAATGTATGGATAATAATAATGGGGCTGTTTCAACGGTAGAACCTATTTCTACCGGTACAGGAATTTTTAAAACGTCTGATGATTATCAGTGGAAATTTATGTATAATATTAGTACATCTGATGTTCTAAAATTTGTCACCACTGGTTATATTCCTGTAAAAACATTAACTGCCGATGATAGTTCTAGTCAATGGACCGTTCAACAGGCCTCTGTTAATGGTGCTGTGGAATTCGTTAAAGTTAATGCTGGTGGTACTAACTATCTCGGCACCAACGGATCCTTTGCTTCTATAGCAAACTCATCTACAATGGCTTTATCTTCTCATTCTAGTGGTACTGATAATATTTACAATTACTCTTCAATTTATATTAGTGGGGGATTAGGATCTGGTCAGTTAAGAAGAATTATTAATTATGTTGGTTCTACTAAAACAATTACTGTTAATGGTGCTTTCAATACTAGTCCCAATACAACATCTACTTATTATGTTGGGCCACGTGTTAGTGTAGTAGGAGATGGTAGTGGTTCTTTAGCATATGCTAACGTTACGCTCCCAGCTTTAGCATCATCAGCAACTGGTAATAGTATTAATGAAATTATTATTGTCAATCGAGGAACCAATTATTCTAAGTATGAAATTGTTATTAATGCAAATACTTCTCATGGTGCTAGTGCTACGGCTAATGGTTCAATTGCTCCCATAGGTGGTCACGGATCAGATCCAGTGAAAGAATTAGGTGGCTATAATGTAATGTTATCTTTGAAGATCGATGGCGATGAAACAGGCACATTATTTACAAACAATGATTTCCGTGTAGTAGGTCTAGTCTCAAATCCACTGTTATATAGTGGTTTACAAGCTAATGGTACTGTATATGATCTAACTACTAAATTAACAGTAACTGCTAAAACGGCTGCATTATCTGGTGACGAGATTATTACTGGAGGTACAAGTGGTGCTCAAGGAAGATATGTTACTTTTGCGAATACTAATGCAACCGGTACTACTGGTGTTATTAGTGTAACAGGCATAACAGGCACATTTGTTGCTTCAGAAGCATTAACTGGTAATACTTCCAGTGTGACCGCTACCGTGGCTTCTATAAATACTAGAGACTTGAAAGACTTTGAAGGTGATATTCTTTATGTAGAAAATCGTCTCCCAGTGTCTAGATCATCAGATCAGAGTGAAGACATTAAACTTATTGTACGGTACTAAGGTATAAAACATGGCATTAGAGACTAACTTCAACGTATCACCATACTTTGACGATTTTGAAACAAGTGCAAAGGTTAAAAGATATCATAAGATACTCTTTAAGCCTGGAGTAGCTGTACAAACTCGCGAGTTAACTCAATTACAAGCGATGCTACAAGAACAAGTAGCACGATTTGGTGCAGATATATACAAAGAAGGCACTATTATTGATGGCTGTGAGTTTCAATATGATGCGAACGTAGCCTTTATTAAATTGAGAGATAACGACGTAGGTGGTAATAGCGTAACTGTATCAGTATTTGCTAATGTTGTTGTTCAAGGTGTTACTACTGGTGTTCGTGCTAAAGTTATTGCTACTGCTTCTGGTACACAAGCGGGGGCCCCAAACTATAATACATTCTTAGTTAAGTATATTGACGGCGGCACATCTAAAACTAATAAAACTTTTGGTCTTAATGAACAGTTAGTATATCTACCAGCAGATGGTGGCTCAGGACAAAGAGCTAACACTATTGCTTCTGGAGCATTTGGCTTCGGTTCTGTTTTCCATGTCGGTGGTGGCATTATCTTTCAAAAGGGTAATTTCATCAATGTAGATTCTCAAGTTATTATTCTGGACAAATATTCTACTAGGCCTTCAGCTAAAGTTGGCTTCACTACTACAGAATTAATTGTTACTTCTACTACTGATGGAACATTATTAGATAATGCAACGGGATCATATAACTATAATGCTCCTGGTGCTGATAGACTTAAATTAACTCCTACTCTAACAAAGAAAGCTCTTACTGATACTGCTAATACTACTAACTTTCTTCCTATCTTTAAAGTAACATTAGGAAATATGACCTTTGTTAATAAAGATTCACAATTTAATAGTATAGGTAGAGAATTAGCTAAAAGAACTTATGAAGAATCTGGTAACTATCAGTTAAAACAAATTAATACTCAAGTTAAAGAACATTTAAATACTGGTACTAATTTCGGCCGTTATTATGCTGGAGAAAGTGGTGATAGAAATAAACTAGCTATTGGTATCGATCCAGGTATAGCATATGTTCAAGGTTATCGTAATGAAACTTTCGCAACAGAATATATTGAAACTACTAAAGCAACAACTACTAATACTGAAAGTAGTTTGTCTGTTACTGCTAATTACGGCAATTATGTATTTGTTAATGAACTATGTGGACCATGGGATCCCACCACGTTTCAAACTGTCAGTCTTCGTAGTGTAGCTGGACTAGCACTATCTACTAGTGTAGTTGGTGCTGGTGCGGCTGCCGGCGTTGAACTAGGAACAGCTAAAGTTCGTGCAGTAGAATATTCATCTGGTGTTATGGGTAAGAAAGACGGTATTTATAAACTTTATTTGTTTGATATCGACATGAGCGTTTCTGCTAAGACCTTTGGTGATATTCGTGGATTTTACGTAAATAATGCATCTGGCCCAGACAATCTTGCTGATGCTGTCTTAGAAACAATTGTAACTGGTACTACTGGTGGTGCTTTGGTTGCCTCTACGTCTATTAGAGCAGTTCTTAAAGAAACAGATTTCAATAGAGTTCTTTTTGATCTAGGTACTAGTGCTACAAAACAAGTAAAGACTACTGCTGGTGTTGTAAATGCTACTTATGAATTTCGTGATAAAGCAGCCCTAAGTTTTAGTACTGGTGGGACGACTACAATAAGTTTAGCTGGAGTCCATGCAGGAGGTACAGAAGAATTTACACATGGTGTCGGTTCTCTTAACGATACTCAAAAAAGAACTTATATGGTTGTAGCCGATGCTACTGCTACAACGGCCAATCTTCCTGGCACTGTAAAACAACTTTTCAGCTCCATCGCCGACATTACCAACGCTAATACAATATCTGGAACTGGTACTAATTTCCTCACTAGTTTAGTAGTAGGTGATTTTATTGCAATAGCCAATAGTAGTGGAAATATTTCTGCTACTACTAAAGTTGTTTCTATCGGAAGCGGTACTAGTATAGTCACTAATCCTGCTATTTCACCCGCAGATGCACATTCTGGCGGCGCAGGAACGACATTCCATTGTATGTTAGCTGACGTGGCCACGGCTACGGCTACAGTAGCCAAAATTTTCCCATTAGGACATATATTCGATCTTACTGAAAATGGTGTTAGTGGTGTTGAGCGAACAGTGGTGATTAATAGTACTACTCAAATTACATTAGATTTAAAAGAAACTTTTACCTCTACACTTGCAGCAAATATTTTCTTTAATAATAAAAGAGAGACTGCGGTTGGTATTAGTAAAACTGTTCGTAAGAATAGAATTATTAGATTGAATTTATCTGGTGGCGCGGGCATATCTGGGCCATGGTTCTTAGGTGTCGCTGATGTCTTCAAACTTAGAGGTGTTTATGTAGGATCAACGTATTCTACATCTAATAGAAATCTAATCGAAGAATTCCGAGTTATACGAAATTCAGATGATAATGTCTATAGAACTTCTAAACTAGCTATTAAAGATACTAGTTCTGTACTCTTAAAAACAACTGATAGAGTAGTAGTAGAGTTTGATTATTTTGATCATAGTCGTTCTGGTGGTATTGGATTCACTACTATAGATTCATATGTTATTGATCCAAACGAAGCCACATCAAATACTAGTGCTATTGTTACAGCAGAAATTCCTATATATAATTCATCTAGTTCTGGTAAGTTACCTCTTCGAGATACATTAGATTTCAGACCTCGGGTAACATCTGCGGCTAATACAAACGTTAGCACAGTTGTTGGTTCAGCCGTTGATCCAGCAGAATCTATCACTATCGATGTTGATAGTGATGGTTCATATGTTCCCGTCCCAAGCTCTACATTTACAAGTGATGTAGTATATTATTTGCCGCGAGTAGATAGAGTTGTTATGGGTAGGGATGGTAAAACAAAAGTCATATCGGGTATTCCTTCTCTTACAGCATTTCCACCTCAAGAACCCGCTGAAGCTTTCACCCTTTCATTACTAGATATTACTCCATTCCCATCCCTTTCATTAGAGAATGCACGAACCTTTACTGATCCACAAACTGGTGTTCCTAGAACTGATTTAGCAGTTAAAGTAAAACCTCTATTTCAAAGACGTTATACTATGCAGGATATCTCTGGTATCGATAGAAGAATCGATAGACTAGAATATTATACTGCCTTAAATGTATTAGAAAAAGCAGCAAGAGATTTATCTATACCAGATGGTAACGGATTAGATCGTTTTAAGAATGGTATCTTCGTTGATGCGTTCTTTGGTCACAATAATGCTAATCTTACAGATCCAGCATATTCAGCATCTATAGATAAAGCTAAAGGCGAACTTAGACCTAATTTTGATTCCCAAAATATTGATATAGAATATAATTCAACATTATCTACTAACGTGACTCTTAAAGGTAAACAAATTCGCTTAGATGTATCTTCTAATACTAATTCATATCAAAACGATGATGTGGTGTATCTAGGTGGAAGTCTTGCTTCAGCTACTGCTTCTGGTACTGTAAGAACTGTAGTTGCTAATAGTAGTATTGTAAGATTATATCTACATAATGCTACTGGAACCTTTACTACTACTACTCTTAAAACTAATGGAGATGCTAAGGTTTCAACTATCTCCTCTATTCAAACTGCTGGAACAGGCGCACTAATAACATTACCGTATACTAATGATATCTATATTGATCAACCTTACGCATCTAAGTTCATTAATCCAGTAGGAGAATTATCATTCAACTGGGTTGGCGATCTTAGCTTAAATCCAGAAGGTGATCATTGGGTAGATACTACTACTCTACCAGACGTTCAATGGTCTCTTGATATGGCCACACCTTTTGAGCAGGTAGCTGCGGCAATTGGAACAATCTATGGCGACTGGAATGATGTGGGTGCGCCGAACGTAGAACGGGTGACGCACGGAATAGGCTTTATTCGGCCTCATCGAGACCGAGCCGGTATATTCGGCGCTGGCGAGGCCGCTCATGGCGCTATAGATGATGTTACTATTACTACAAAACAAGCCCAATCAAGATCAGCCCATAATCTAGCGGTACAGCCTTTTAATCGTACTCAACGTTCTGGTCCGTTTCTTACTCGTACTGATATCGTATCATACATGAGATCAAGATTAGTAGAATTTTCAGCTACTGGTATGAGACCCAATACAAGAGTATATCCTTATTTTGATAATATTCTTGTTAACGATTATGTATTACCAGCTTCTAAAACGTTTGCTAATACTGGAAGTCTTGGTGGCGCTCTAGAAACAAATGCTAATGGTGCTGTATATGGTGTATTTGTTGTACCTAATAATGGAACATTAAAATTTAGACAAGGTGAGCGTCCATTCAGATTGGCAGATATTGCTAATACTACAACTCAAGCTGGTCAAGAAACAACTTCTTCTCAAAAGAATTATACTTCTGTAGGTTTAGCTTCTTCCGAGAAAGGTATTACTTATAATACTAGGGAAGCAACTATCACTAAGAATGTACTTACAGATGATCCTAACTCACGGCGTGTTACTACAAGTACATTTAAAGGTATGGTATCACACAGAGATCCTGTAGCACAAACATTCTCGATAGGTGATTTTGAATATCAGAATTCAGATTTTGTATCTAATTCGTTTGGTAATGGTTCAGATGGAATTTTCATCTCTGCTATAGATCTTTACTTCCAGGCAAAAAGTCTTACCGCTGGTATAGCAGTAGAGATCCGTGAAGTAATCGATGGACAAATAACTGCTATAAGAGTTCCTTTTGGATTTAAAAGAATTGAATCAGCAGATGTTAATACTTCTCCTACAGGGGCAAGCCCAACACCATTCTATTTTGATGCGCCTCTATATTTGAGGGGCGATATGGAATATGCATTCATAGTCAAACCAGATGGATCTAATCCTGACTATCAACTATGGATTTCAGAGTTGGGTGGACTTGATACTGTAACTGGTGCTATTATTGATCAGCAACCAGCAGTAGGCTTATTGTTCACATCAGCTAATGATAGAACATATTCACCTAGACAGAATCAAGATGTTTGTTTCACTATTTGGAGAGCAACTTTCCAGAATAATCTAACAGGCACACCTGTCTTCACAAACGAAAATGATGAATATCTAAATGCTACACAATTCTCTAGCACTGGATTTGATATTGGTGAAAAGGTTCGTGGTGAATCAATTATTAAAATGGCTTCATCCACTTCTACCGTAGCTGTAAATGATCTGGTTACTATTGGAGCAAATACTGGTAAGGTCAGAAAAATTATCACGACGGGCGGCACCGGTTGGTTTCATGCTGATATGAAAGGTACTATTCCTAACGGTGCAACTGTAACCTTTACAACTGGAAGCACTACATATACTGGTGTAGTTTCTACTTCTGTGGTTAATACTGCTACAGGATTTATTCAATATACGGATCCGGCTCGACAATCGATTGTGGCCAATGGTTCTAGTGGTACATTTACTTCTAATACTACATCTGATAATGGTTTCTATCGTGGTCAAGTTAGTAATGCTAGTGCCCAAGTTTATTCAGTTAGAGATTATAAGTATGATGTTCTTGTACCAAAAATCTCATTTGCTAGATATGTAGACACCGATGTTGGCTTTACTGCTAATACTACAGCCAATAACTATACTCTTTCACAAACACAAACTTCATTACAACCCTTCACTGATAATATTTTCACCACTGGGGAAAAAGTTATTGCTGGGAGAACTAAAGAAATAGCATCTACTGGTGGTGCTAAAACTCTTAGAATTACGGGCACTTTAAATTCTGGTACTGATAGATTATCACCGGTAATCGATATCGGTAAAGCCCGATCAGTAACACTAGTTCATAATGTTATTAATAATTTAACCACACGCGAAATTGTTAATACTGGCCTGGCTGCTGTTAAATATATAACTAAGAATATTGTTCTTGCAGATGGTCAAGAAGCAGAAGATCTAAAAGTATTAGTGAGTGCATATAAACCACCAGGAACTAATGTCGATGTTTATGTTCGTGTGCTAAACGCAGAAGATAGAGATGATTTTAGTGATAAACATTATACATTATTAACTCAAGTTACAGATACTGCTTTAGAATCTAGTATTGTAGATACAGATAACTTCTTAGAATTTGAATATGGATTTCCTTCTTCAAATGCTAGTTTATTGGGGGCATACAAAAATAGCGGTAATAATAATGTTATTAGATACTACAATAGTTCTAACGCCTACTTTGATACCTTTAAGACTTTCTCCGTGAAAATTGTACTAAGAAGTTCTACCGGTTCTCATGTCGTTCCGAGAGTTAAAGATCTCAGAACTATAGCATTACAGGTATAATAAGTATGAAAACCAATTATCTTAAAGTAGAAGAACATCCAGATCTCGTTAGAGATACTCAAACTAATGCTATTTTAAATACAAATAACGACTCGCTTTCTGCTTATAAAAAACGTAAAAAGCATTTTGTAAAAGTTAGCAATATGGATGATAAAATGAAACACATGGATGAAAGACTAATAAATATTGAAAACCTCTTATCATCACTAGCAGAGAGATTAAATAACTAATGCCTACATTATTCTCTGAAGTATCTTTAGCTAACACGTTCAATACATGGCGTGTTAGAACAAACGATTTAGTAACGCAAGTAAATAAACTTGCCAATACTACTGGTATATCCAACGTTCGATCTGCTAACGCAACATTTACTAATATTATAACTCTTAGTGGGCCCATAACAGTATCCGGTAATCTTAATGTTACTGCTACTAAAACAGACATTACATCTACTAATACTAATATTACATCCAGTAATACTAAAATATCTTCAGCCGTAACATTTACTTCTACGGGTGCTATTAAAATCCCAGCAGGAACAACAGCCCAAAGAAGCAACCATAATTCATTAGGCCATCTAAGATATAGTAGCTCACTTAATTCTTTTGAAGGTTATACTAGTTCCGGCTGGAATTCATTAGCCACTACAAGCTCAGGCACGTATGTACCTAATACTACATTCCAATCAACATTAGCTAATACTAATTCATATATCTCTACCAAAGCCGCATTAGAATTATCACACCTAGCCAATACCAATTCTTATATAGCTACCAAGTCATCTTTAGCTCAGTTAGCCAACACCAATATTTATATCGCAACAAAAGCAGGACTAACTACTACTAATGATTTTACTAATACCAATCAACAAAGATTAGGTGCACCTGTTAAAACTACTACTGCTAATACTTATTCTTTAGCTATCGCTGATGCCGGATTTTATCATAGAGTAGCATATGCTAATACAAGCGCAAATCCTTCTACGGTTACTATTACTATACCTACTAATGCTACTACCGCTATTCCTGTCGGTTCTGAATACCTCTTCGTTCGTACAGGAGCTAACACCGCAATGAATTTTGCTAATGCTCCTGGTGTCACATTGAATAGTGATGGTGGAAAGAAAAAAGTTTCTAATAGATGGCAATCTGCTGTATGTAAGAAAATTGGTACTAATGAGTGGGACTTAATAGGAACTTTAAGTAGTTGAGTATGGAATAATGTTTAATACTTTAATGGGTAGATTTGGAGGTTTTGCTGGCAGTGGTATATCCAGACGAATAGACATCACGATGGCGCCGCCCGCTGTCTCCACGCCTACTATTGTCGATTTTGACACGGTCAGCCTATACAACTTTACAGCAAATACAGCAGGTAATGCACCTGGTCAATGGACGTTTTCAGTTCTAGGAGGTGATATTGCTGTCAGCCTTGAAGCAGTTGGCGGTGGTGGCGCTGGAGGATTTGGATCAAATGGTCCAGGGATGACCCTACAACAAGGGGTGCCAGGCGCGAATACTACCATTACAGGCCCAGGAAGCCTATCAGTCAGTGCAGGCGGTGGCGGTGCTGGACGGGGTGGATCGCGGTACGGTCCGTATGGCGCGCCGCCAAATAATGGAGGGCCGGGCGCTGGTGGAATTGCTAGTGGCGGAAATACAAATACTGACGGAAATGCTGGCGCTGGTGGTAATCAAGGTAGTATACCAACTCCAGGTTTGCCTGGTCAGGCCGGAGCAACCGTAGCACCTGCTTATTTCACGCCGCTGGGACAAAGCGGCCGTGGGTATGGCGGTGTTGGCGGTAATCCAGACAGCTCTGGCGGTACCCAGGGCCCTGG